GGATCGAGCTCCCCTCCCTGGAAGGGAGGGGTCGGGGGTGAGTCTCGTCTCGGCGTACCGCATCCTCCGGTTGGCTGGCACCGTATCGCGTGCATCGACCCACCCCCAGCCCCTCCTTCCAGGGAGGGGCGTAGAAGTTTTGGGAGATCAGCATGAAATGGTTCGGACGAAAGTCCGCGCGCGCCAATGGCATTTGGGGCGTGCGGCTGCCGCTGGCGCGCGCCGGCATGGCGACGGCGGGCGACTGGCCGCAAAGCTATGAGGCGCAGGTGCGCGAGGCTTATTGCCGCAATCCGGTGGCGCAGCGCGCGGTGAGGCTGGTGGCGGAGGGCGTAAGCGGGGCGCCGCTGTCGGCATCCGATCCGGCGCTGGCGGCGCTGGTGACCGCGCGATCGGGCGGGCAGGTTTTGATCGAGACGGTGGCGGCGCATCTGCTGCTGCACGGCAATGCCTATGTCGAATTGCTGTGCGACGATGCCGGGCGCGTGACCGAATTGTTCGCGCTGCGGCCCGAGCGCGTGACCGTGGAGCCGGACGCCAATGGCTGGCCGGTGGCGTATCGATACCGGGTTCGCGGGCATGTTTCGCGGCTGGCTTCGGAGGATGGCGCTGGGCGAGCGGCGGTCGCGCATATCCGCGCCTTCAATCCGCTCGACGATCATTACGGGCTCGGCTGCCTGGGGGCGGCGGCGGGCGCGGTGGCGGTGCACAATGCGGCGGCCAGATGGAACAAGGCGCTGCTCGACAATGCGGCGCGGCCGAGCGGGGCGCTGATCTATGACACGGGCGACGGCGCGGCGCTTTCGGGCGAGCAATTCGAGCGACTGAAGCGCGAAATGGAAGCGGGCTTCCAGGGCGCGGGCAATGCGGGGCGGCCGATGCTGCTGGAGGGCGGGCTGAAATGGCAGGCGATGAGCCTCTCGCCCGCGGACATGGATTTCGTGGGGCTGAAGGCGGCGGCGGCGCGCGAAATCGCGCTCGCATTCGGCGTGCCGCCGATGCTGATGGGGCTGCCCGGAGACAATAGCTACGCCAATTACCGCGAGGCCAACCGGGCGCTCTGGCGGCTCGCGATATTGCCGCTGGCGGAGAATATCCTGGGCGGGCTGCGCCAGGCGCTCGCGCCCTGGTTTCCGGACGCGAGCCTGGCGATCGACGTGGATCGGGTAACTGCGCTGGCCGAGGACCGCGAGAGGCTTTGGCGACAGGTCAGCGGGGCGGATTTCCTGACGCCCGAAGAGAAGCGAGAGATGGTGGGACTTTCTTGATTGGCCGCCAGGAGGACAAAATGAGCGAGGAAATGGTGCTGGCGCAGATGATGGGGCAGGCCGAGCAAGCGGGCGCGGACCTCACGACGCTGCGCGCGATCGCTGAGGAAGCGGGCGAACTGGGCGCGCGACGGGCGCTGGAGAAGCTGGGGCTAGGGGATACCGGCGCCAGCAAGGACATGGGCGAATTGCGCGAACTGCTAGGGGCCTGGCGCGACGCCAAGCGATCGGCGCTCAAGGCGGCGTTCGCCTGGGGCGGGCGGATGCTGGCGGCGCTGGTGCTGGTGGGGCTGGCGGTGAAGCTGGGGTTTCCGGGCTGGCTGAAATGATCCTTCGACAGGCTCAGGATGAGCGGAGGCTTCGACAAGCTCAGGATGAGCGGGTGCGCTTCGCGGGCTATGCGGCGGTGTTCGACGCAGTGGACCGGGGTGGAGATGTGGTTCGGCGAGGGGCGTTTCGAGTGGCGGGGAAGGTGCCCTTGCTGTGGCAGCATGCGGGCGCGCCGGTGGGGGAAATCGAGTGGCTGGGCGAGGATTCGCGCGGGCTTAGGGTGATCGGGCGAGTCGAGGATGCCAAGCTGGCGGGGCTGGTGCGCGCGGGCGCGGTGAACGGGCTTTCGTTCGGCTATCGGGTGCGCGAGGCGCGGCGGGGCAGGGTGCGCGAGATCAGGCAGCTGGAGCTGATGGAAGTCAGCCTGGTGACGAGCCCGATGCAGCCGCTGGCGCGGGTGCATGCAACGGCCAGGGCGCCATGATCGGGCCGCGCGGAGATGGGCCATGTCTGTTGTCGCGCCATCATGGGCATTGCGCTATGAACGGTGCTGGCGAGAGGCAATGCCTGGAGTCTGGTGGCAAATCCTTTTCCCATGGCACGGTTCACGAGGCAGGGGACGATCTTCAAGCGGTAGTTCGATCGGATCCCCGAATCCTTGCGCTGTGGGAAAGCCTGACGCCGCTGGGCCGGAACGAATTCATCTGCTGGATCGATGACGCGAAACAGCCGGCGACGCGTCAACGCCGCATTACACGAACCTGCGAGGAACTGTTGGAGGGCAAGAAGCGGCCCTGCTGCTGGGCGGGCTGCATCCACCGAACCGACAAGGCGCCGAGCCGATGGCAACAGGCGGTCCTGATCGACGGGAAGCGAAAGAGCGGTTCGTAACGGAATGCGGCGAAGGTGGCGACGCCGCTGCATGCGCTGGCGGATCAGCCGAAGAACGGACGCACGATGTAGCTGACGAAATAGAAGGTCAGGACGGAGGCGGCGGCGGCATGATCGAGCCACCGGCGGCGCGAGAGCAGGAGCATTGCATAGCTGGCGAACAACCAGAAATTGCGCAGGGCATAGGCGGTCAGCTCCGCCGGATCGGATGCGCGATGGCCCTGAACCATCGCAGTGATCTCGGTGATCATCAGCAACAGATTGGCGGCCAGGAGCAGGCCGACGATCCAGGGGCGGCGGCGATCGAAATAGCTGTCGAGATCGGGCCAGTCGTCGAGGTGGCGAGGGACCATGACGACGCCGAGCACGAAATAAACGAGGCCGACCAGCATGGGCACGGCGAATTGCGGCATATTGATCCCGATGCCCCTGAGCGACATCCAGGCATCGATGAAGGTGGCCATGATCTCGATCAGCGCGATGACGCCGACCAGCGGAAGGATGATCCCGAGCCGCGGCGGAGCACGCTCGCGCAGGATGCTGGCGAAGCCGCCGAACAGCTCGGCGGTCGCCAGGCCGAGCAGCAGGCCGTAGAAGGTCATGAAGAATTCGAACTGGCTCATGAGGTGAGCCACGCGAAGAGGCCGAACAGCGACAGGCCGCTGTTGCCGTAGGTGCTGAGGTAGACCAGGATCAGCCCGCCAAGGGAGATCGCGACCGCCAGGCGTGGGCGAAGCAGCATCCCTGCGGTCATGAGGCTGAGCGCCACCAGATTGACCAGCGCGTAGGGCAGCAGAAACTGCGCGGGCACTCGGCTGCTCTCGTTTACCATGATGAGCAGGTTCGCGGCGAACAACAGCCCGAGCGTCCAGCGGCGGTTGCGATAGGTATATTCGTCGAGATCGGGCCATTCCGACGGGTCTTTCGGTACGACGAGCGTGCTGGCGGCAAAGACGCAGACGCCGATCGCCGTCGGCACCGCGAGCGCGATCATGTCGATCTCGATCGTCTTGAGGCTCATCCAGGCATCGATGAAGAGCGCGAGCAATTGAACGAACATCAGCACGCCCATTAGCGGCGTGAGCAGGCCGAGCCTGGGTCGCGCGCGGTGGCGCAGCAGTCCGGAGAAGCCGAGCAGCAGCTCCGCCACGGCGATGCCGATCAGCAGGCTGTAGAAGGTCATGAAGAATTCGAACTGGGTCATGCGGGCGTCCCCATCATGGCGGGCGCGGCGCCGGAGTAAATCCGACGCCGTCGGACCTCGCTGACGCGAGGCCGGCCGGCCTCGTCCGCGACGCGGGCCAGCTGCGCTGCCCCGCTGACTTCGGTGAAGAATTCGAACTGAGACATGCGCCGGGCCCCCGAAGGGGTCAGAATAAGGCCGGCTTTTCAACGTGCAACCAGGGGTTTCGCCGCGGCGAGGCCCCTTTCCTTTTCGTGAGCGGGAGAATGAGCATGATCGAAGTGAAGGCAGACAGTCTCGAGGCGAGCTTCGAGGCGGTGGAGCGGGCCGGGTTGCCGGCGGCGCGGCCTATGCTGATGGGCGGGCGGCCGGTGGCGAGCGCGGCGTTCGAGACGTTCGTGCGCTCAGGGAGCGGCGCGCTGGAGATGAAGGCGCTTTCCGGAGCCAGCGATGCGGCGGGCGGCTATGCGGTGCCCGAGGAGATCGACGCGCTGATCGACGCGACACTGAAGAGCATCTCGCCCATTCGCGCGATCTCCAACGTCGTGAAGGTCGGATCGTCGGGCTATCGCAAGCTGGTGACCAGCGGCGGCTTTGCTTCGGGCTGGGCGGCCGAGACCGGCGCGCGGGCCGAGACGGCGACGCCGACCTTCAACGAAGTCGCGCCGCCCTCGGGCGAGCTCTTCGCCAATCCGGCGGCGAGCCAGGCGATGCTCGACGATGCGGCTTTCCAGGTCGAGGATTGGCTGGCGGGCGAGATCGCGCGCGAATTCGCCGCGGCCGAGGGCACCGCGTTCGTCAACGGCAACGGGACCAACAAGCCCCTGGGCTTCCTCCAGGCGACGACTTCGTCCTCGGGCGATGCGGCGCGGGCGTTCGGGCAGCTGCAATATGTGGCGAGCGGGGCGGCGGGCGCGTTTGCCGCGAACCCAGAGGAGAAATTGATCGATCTCGTCCAGACACTGCGCGCGCCCTATCGCCAGGGCGCGAGCTGGGTGATGAATTCATCGACGCTGGCGAAGATCCGCAAGTTCAAGACCAGCGACGGGGCGTTCCTGTGGGCGCCTTCGCTCAGCCTGGGCCAGCCGGCGACCTTGCTCGGCTATCCGGTGGTCGAGGCGGAGGACATGCCGGACGTGGCCGCCAATTCGCTGTCGATCGCATTCGGCAATTTCAAGGCGGGCTATCTGATCGCCGAGCGCGGCGAGACGCAGATCCTGCGCGATCCCTATTCGAACAAGCCCTTCGTCCACTTCTACGCGACCAAGCGCGTGGGCGGGATGGTGAGCAATTCGGAGGCGATCAAGCTGCTCAAGTTCGCGGCTTCGTAAGGAGAGAATGATCACGCGGAGGCGCGGAGACGCGGAGAAGAAGGGGCCGTCGGGGGCACCGCTAATCTCTGCCTCCGCGCCTCCGCGTGAAATCCAGCTTCATTCTGAAAAGCCGCTTCGCGGCAGGGGACAGAAAATGGCAGATCAATTTTCCAACGCCGCCGATCGCGTGTCGGCGCCGGCGACGCGGGGCGTGGCGGTGACGCCGCATGACGGCAATGCGCTGACCGATATTCCCAAGGCATTGTTTATCGGCACCGGCGGCATCGTGACCGCGCGCGGCGTGAACGCATCCGCGGACACAATATTCAAGAACGTGCCGAGCGGATCGGTGCTGCCGTTCCGCGCCAGCCATGTGCGCGCGACCGGCACCACCGCCACCGATATCGTGGCGCTCTACTGATGGTCGCGATCGTCGATGCGCAATCGACGGCGGTCACCGCGCTGGGGGACGGCAGCTACCGGATCGACAAGACCGCCGGATCGGCGGCTTTCGACGCATCGGCGGTGTCGGCGGCGGCGATCGCGGGCGATTGCGTGCTCCGCGTGCGTGACCTGAGCGCGCCGAACAGCCTGTTCTTCGGGCTCTCGATCGAGCCTGGCGAAGGCTTGGGATTCGGGCAGATGGACTATTCGGCGCACCTCTATGGCGGCGATTTATACGTGTACGAACGCGGCGTGTATGTGCCGACGCCGAGCACGCACGCCGGCACGGCGTGGATCGTCCGATCGGGAAGCGTGCTGACCTATCTGATCGGCGACCATCCCGCGACCGCGCTGGTGGCGCGCAGCGTGAGCGGCGTGACAGCGCCCTTGTGGTTCGACAGCTCGATTTCCAAGGAGGAGGGCGCGATCGAAGTGCGCTTCGAGCCGCCGGGAAGCTGGTGCGAGCCGCCGTTCAGGGCGCCACAGGCGCTCGAAATGACCTTCGGCTCCAATTTCTGACCTGGGAGAGGCGCGATGACGCTGGACGACGCCAAGGCCTATCTGCGCCTTGAAGGGACAAGCGAGGACGCCTTGATCGAGCGGCTGGTCGCGACCGCCACCGGCCTGTGCGAAGCCTATCTGGGACAGGCGCTGGTGGCGCGCGAGATGCAGGACATGCTGCCGGCGAGCGGGGCTTGGCAGCGGCTGGGCACAGGGCCGGTGCACGCGATCACCGCAGTGGAAGGCGTGCCCGCCGAGGGCGCGGCCTTCGCGCTGTCGCCCGACGCCTACGCCATCGACGTGGATGCCGCCGGCGACGGCTGGGTGCGCGTGATGCGCCCAGGCGCGGCCGGGCGGGTGCGAGTGACCTATGAGGCGGGGATGGCGGCGGATACGGGAGCCGTTCCCGCGCCGATCGGCCAGGGCGTAACCCGGCTCGTCGAATATCTCTATGCCGACCGCGACGGGCGCGACGGGCCGCCGGCGGCGGTGGCGGCGCTATGGCGGCCGTATCGGCGCGTGCGGCTGGCGCCGGAGCGCCGCGCGTGACTCGGCTTGAGCGAATCGGGCGGCGCGTGCAGGCGCGAGCCGCGGCACGGGCGGGTGCGGCGATCGAGGCGCTGCTGCCCGATGCGCGAGTCTCCACCGGCGAAAGCGGCGTTACGATCGAAGGCCGCGGAATGCGGCGGCGCTGGCTGAGCGATGCACGGCTGCGATGGATTTCGGAGTGGCTGCGATGAACGCCGAAGGAGCGGTTCGCGAAGCCGTGGCGGCGGCATTGCGCGGCGACACGGCGCTGATGGCGGGACTCAATGGCGTGTTCGACGGGCCGGCGGTGCGCGCCAGCCCGCCTTATGCCGAGCTGGGCGACACCCTGGCGAGCGATTGGGGCACCAAGGACCGGCGCGGGCGCGAAGTGCGGATCGCAGTGATGCTGCGCGATCATGCCGAGCGGGCGGCGCGGCTGGGGGAGCTGGCGGGCATGGCGGGCGCGGCGATCGAAGCGATGCCTCGCGCGCTCGACGGATGGCGGATTGCCAGCCTGGCGCATTTGCGCAGCCGGATGGCGGGCCAAGGTCCGGGCAAATGGATGGCGGTGATCGAATATCGTGTGCGAATTCTGGAAGGAGACGAGTGATGGCGGCGGAAAAGGGTAGTGCGTTCCTGCTCAAGGTCGGGAACGGGGCGACGCCCGTGGTCTATGCCACAGTGGCGGGCCTGAGGACCACGCAGTTGAGCGTCAATGGCGAGGCCGTGGCGATCACCAGCAAGGATTCGGGCGGGTGGCGCGAGCTGCTTTCCGGAGCCGGCGTGCGATCGGTCAGCGTGAGCGGCGCGGGGGTGTTCACCGGATCGGCGGCGGAGGCGCGGGTGAAGGCCAATGCGCTTTCCGGCGTGCTCGACGATTACCGGCTGAGCTTCGAGAGCGGCGATACGATGACGGGCAAGTTCCTGGTCACGCGGCTGGATTATGCCGGGGATTTCAATGGCGAGCGCAGCTATACGCTGAGCCTGGAGAGTTCGGGCGCGGTGGTGAGCTCGTGAGCGCTGGCGCTGGTCTCGGTGAGACTTCCACCCACCCCCAGCCCCTCCCTGGAAGGGAGGGGAGCAATCCCATGCGAGGCGAGGCGGAGCTGCGCGTGGGCGGCGAGACCCTGGTGCTGCGGCCGAGCTTTCAGGCGCTGGTGGCGGCCGAAGCCGAAGTGGGGCCTTTGTTCGCTTGCGTGGAGCGCGCGGCGGACGGGCGGCTTTCCTTGTCCGAAATGGTCGCCCTGTTCTGGCATTGCCTGAAGGAGCGGCCGGAGGGGCTGACGCGCGACAGCTTTGCCGATGCGGTGGCGACGCGCGGGCTGGCGGCGAACATGCCGGCGCTCAAGATCCTGATCGGCCAGATTCTGGCGGGGCGATGATTTCCTTCGCCGAGGCCGCCGCGAAACTGGCGGGCGCGGCGGGGCTGATGTTCGGCTGGGCCCCCGAGCAATTCTGGCGCGCGACGCCGGCCGAACTGGGCGCGCTGATCGATGCGCTGAAGGGGGAGGCCGGAGCGGACGCCGTGGACGCGGCGACGCTAAAACGGCTCAAGGAGCAATTTCCCGATGGATGAAGAAATCGAGCGGCTGATCGTATCGGTGCGCGCCGACACGGCGGGCTTTGCGCGCGACGTGGCCGAGATGCGCGGCAGCCTGGAAGGGCCGATGGAAGCGGGCGCGAACCGCGCGGGCCGCGCGATCGAAGGCGCGCTGCTTCGCGCGGTGCGCACCGGCAAGCTTGGCTTCGACGATCTCGGCAAAGTGGCGCTGAGCGTGATGAACGAGATCGCGCGCGCGGCGATGCAAAGCGGAGGCCAGCCGGGTGGGGGCCAGCCGGGCGGGTTCGGCGCGGTGCTGGCCGGGGCCGTGGCCGGGCTGTTCGGCGCGCCGGGCCGCGCGACGGGCGGCCCGGTGAGCCCGATGCGGCCCTATTGGGTGGGCGAGCGAGGGCCGGAATTGTTCGTGCCGACGAGCGCGGGGCAGGTGGCGGTTCCTAGTGGCGGGGGTGCGCGCGACGTGCGCGTGTCGATCATCGTGAATGCGGGTGCGGGGGATGCACCGCGAGCGCTGGCGCAATCGAGCCGGCAAGTGGCGCGCGCGGTGAAGGCGGTGCTGGCGGGGGTGGAGTAACTAAAAGCCCCTCCCCTTCAGGGGAGGGGGTTGGGGGTGGGGCAGGTCAGTCTCATCGAAACCGCGGCCTATTGGGACAGGCCCACCCCAACCCCTCCCCTGAAGGGGAGGGGCTTAAGGAGGATGATTATGGGGCATTGGCTTGCCGAAGCGCGCAGGGGGCAGATCGAGGGCGTGGTTTCGCGGTTCGATCCGGCATATTGGACGGTCAATTTCCCGCGGCCGATGATGGCGGCCGTCACCACGACTGCGCATGATGCGCTGCGGGTAGATGGGGTATTCTATCGGCAGGACCAGATCGGCGGGCTGATCTGGGAGGCGGAGGATCGGCACGATCATCCCTTGCTTGCCTTTGAGACAAGCCGGGATTTTCGCGCCTGCCGGCTCAGCTTTCGCTGGCGGTCTTCGGGGCTGCTCGCGCTCGATGCCGTCAATGGCCCGGTGCTGACGATCGAGGGGCGCGATGCCGAGGGCGCGGCGCGGGCCTGGTATGTGCGGTTGTGGAACTATGCCGAGGGCGACTCCGAAGACGCAGTCGTCAGCCTGGATTTCGCCGCGCTCGATGGCGGGTTCCTGTTGCCCGGCGAGGCCGACCCGGTCTGGGCCGGGGATGTGGACCGGATGTTCGTGTCGCTGGTGCCCGAGGGGTATAGCGGCGTGGATGCCGCCCTGGGCCCGGTGGAGGCCTGGGCCGAACTGTCCGAGATCGCCTGTATGGGGCCGGGCTCCGTGCTGGCGATCGGCGATGTGGTGGTGCCCGAGCATGGCCTCCGGATCGCGAATGGCTATGACGATTGCTATCATCTGACGCCCGCCCGCGTGCTGCGGAACATGCTGCAGCTCGGCTATCGCGGGACGATCCTGCATTATGTGGGGATGAGCCATTATTTCCGGCTCGACGGAGGCTATGTCGCGATCGGCGACAGCGCGATCAACGTGGCGTGCGCGGCCTGGACTTCGGATTTCGCGGCGCGGGCGGGGGCGCTCGGCTATTCGGTGATCTGGTCGCTGAGCTACGAATTGCTCGACCAGCATTGCTGGGGCGACTGGAAGCAGCGCGCGGCTTCGGGCGAGCCCGCGCTGACGGGGTGGGAGCCGCCATCGACTTTGCTGTCCCCGGCGCATGCGGGGGCGATGGCGTATCTGCGCGCAGTGGCGCTCGCCTTCGCGGGAATCGCGGACGATGCGGGACTGGCGGTGCGCTTCCAGATCGGCGAGCCCTGGTGGTGGACGCTGCCCGATGGGAGCCTGTGCGTGCATGACGCTTCCGTGGGCGAGGGCGATCCCGGCACGCTGCTGGCGGACTCGACGCTGGCGCTGCGCGATGCAGTGAAGGACGCGCATCCGGAAGCGGAAGTGCTGCTGCTCGTCTATCTGCCGACCGTGATGGGGAATGTGGCGGCGAATATGCCGCTCGGCTGGGCCTGGCCCGCCTTCGATGTCTTGCAGCTCGAGGATTATGACTGGGCGGCGGCGGGGAATGCGGCGGCGAGCGATCGCGGCGTGGCGCTCGCCGAAGCGCGGCTGGGCTATCCGCCGGAGCAGCAACATTATCTGAGCGGCTTCGTGCTCGCGCCCGAAGGCAAGGCCGCCTGGCAGCATATCGACGAGGCGGCGGAGCGCGCGCGGGCGCGGGGCGTGGGGGAGACCTTCATCTGGGCGCTGCCGCAGGTGGTCCGCGACGGCTTCATCCATTTCAGTCAGGAGAGTGATGTGCAAGCGTTCGACGACGTGCTGTTTCCGCTGGCTCTGGGGCGCGAGGCGGAAGTGGCGGCCGAGGTTTCAACCGCGATCGTGACGAGCGCGGGCGGGACCGAGGCGCGCAATGCCGAGTGGGCCGAGGCGCGGACGCACTATGACGTGGGACCAGGCGTGCGCTCCGAAGCGGATATCGCGGCCTTGCTCGCCTTTTTCCGCGCGAGGATGGGTCCGGCCAAGGGGTTTCGGCTGCGCGATCCCTTCGACTGGCAGGGCGCGGACGAACTTATCGGCGCGGGCGACGGCGAGACCGCGAGCTTCGCGCTGGCGAAGCATTATGGCGACGTGACACGGCGGATCACGCGGCCGGTGAGCGGGACGGTGCAGGTTTCGGTCGATGGCGTGGCGACCGAGGATTTCACTCTGGGCGCGGGCGGCGTGGTGACCCTCGACGAGGCCCCGGATGCGGCCGCGGAAGTGCGCGCGAGTTTCGTGTTCGACGTGCCGGTGCGCTTTGCCGAGGACCGGCTGACGGTGAACCGCGCGACGTTTCTGGCGGGGGCGGCGGTGAGCGTGCCGCTGATCGAGGTGCGGGAATGACCTGGCTGGAAGGGGCGCTGACCAGCCTGGCCTTGTGCTGGCGGATCGAGCGGCGCGACGGCGTGACGATCGGGCTGACCGCACACGACCGCGACCTGACGATCGGCGGGCTCGTCTATCGCGCGGCGCCGGGGATGACGCCGAGCGCGATCCTGCGCGGCGCCTCGCTGGATGCGGACAGCATGGACGTGACCGGCGCGCTGAGCAGCACGGCGATCGGCGAGGCGGACTTGCTTGCCGGGCGCTGGGACGGCGCGCGTGTGCACGTGTTCGCCACCGACTGGACCGCCCCGGGCGAGACCGTGACATTGGGCGAGGGCGTGATCGGATCGGTGGAGACCGAGGGCCAGATGCTCACCGCCGAACTGAAGGGGGTGGCGGCGGCGCTCGAGCGGCCGGTGGTGGAGGAAACTTCCCCCGAATGCCGCGCCGAGCTGGGCGACAGGAGGTGCCGCATGGCGATGGCCGGGCGGCGGCGGTTCGCAACGGTGACCGGAATCGAGGGGGCGGTGCTCACGCTCGATGCGACCGAGCCGCTTGCGAATTGCTATGGCGGCGGGCGGCTGCGCTGGTTCGGGGGCGCGAATTCGGGAATCGAGGAGGGGGTTGCCCGCTCTGACGGCGCGACGGTGACGCTCAGGCGCCCGCCCCGCTTCGACAGCCCGGGGCGGATCGAGCTGATCGAGGGATGCGACAAGAGCCTGGCGACGTGCGCGGCGCGGTTCGGCAACGCCGCCAATTTTCGCGGCGAGCCTTACCTGCCCGGCACCGACCTGCTGACGCGTTATCCGGGCGGATGATCGTGGAACGTGCGCGCGCCGCGATAGGCGCGCCCTTCAGGCTGCATGGGCGCGATCCGGCGAGCGGGCTGGATTGCGTGGGGCTCGCGGCGTGGGCGTTCGGGACGGAAGCGCCGGGAGGCTATGCACTGCGCAGCGGCGATGTGGCGCGGGTGCGCGCGGTCGTCGCGGGGCTGGGGCTGGTGGAAGCGGCGGAGCGCAGGGCGGGCGGCTTGCTGCTGCTGCGCGTGAGCCCGGCGCAGCTTCATCTGGCGATCGATAGCGGCAGCGGGATCATCCATGCCGACGCGATGCTGCGCCGCGTGGTCGAGCGGCCGGGAGAAATCCCCTGGCCGGTGATCGCGCGCTGGGCGTCTTTGACCGCTTCGCCGTGACGGCGCCAGCCCGCTCCCCCACGCGGCCACCCAACGGCAGTATCATATGGGTGGCCGGGCGGGGGAGCGGGCCGGCGCTGCAACAAGGGAGAAACTAGGATGGCGACTCTGGTGCTGACGGTCGCCGGCGGCGTGCTGGGCGGGCCGGTGGGTGCGGCGATCGGCTCGGTCGTTGGCGGCGTGATCGATCGCGAAGTGCTGTTCAAGCCAAAGGGGCGCGAAGGCCCGCGGCTGAGCGAACTCAAGCTGCAGACCAGCAGCTATGGCACGCAGATCCCCAAATTGTTCGGCACGATGCGCGTGGCGGGCTGCGTGATCTGGGCCAGCGACCTGGTGGAGCATCGCGGGACGAGCGGCGGCGGCAAGGGCCGGACGAGCACGACCACCTATTCCTATACGGCGAGCTTTGCAGTGGCGCTTTCGGCGCGGCCGATCCTGGGCATCGGGCGCATCTGGGCCGACGGCAAATTGCTGCGCGGGAGCGCGGGGGACTGGAAGGCGCGGACGACCTTTCGGCTGCACCTGGGGAGCGAGGCGCAGGAGGCCGATCCGCTGATTGCCGCGGCCGAGGGCGTGGGCGCCGCACCCGCGCACCGGGGAATCGCCTATGCGGTGTTCGAGGATCTCGAGCTCGGAGATTTCGGCAATCGGATTCCGTCGCTGACGTTCGAAGTCACGGCCGACGCGACCCCTGTCGAGGCTGGCGCGATCCTGCGCGAGATTGGCGAAGGCGCGATCGCATGCGAGGAGGCGACGGAACCGCTAGGCGGCTTTTCGGCCTATGGCGCGAGCCTGCGCGCGGTCGCCGAGACGCTGGCGGGTGCGGCCGGCGGGTGGTTTCGAAGCGATGCCGACAGGCTCGCGCTGATCGGCGGGGCGGGAGCCGTACTGAGCTTGCCGGATGAAGGCATGCGCGCACGCGGGCGGACGGGCGGACGCGAAAAGCGGGCGCTCGCCGCCGCCGACTCCGCGCCGCGCATGCTGACGCTCTCTTATTACGATCCCGCGCGCGACTATCAGCTGGGCGTGCAGCGCGCCGCCAGGCCCGGGGCCGGGACCCGCGAGGCGCGAATCGAATTGCCCGCGGCCATCGATGCGGGGGCGGCGAAGACGATCGCCGAGGGCGCGCTGGCCCGCTTCGATGTTGAGCGCGAGCGGCGGAGCGTCTCGCTCGGCTGGAAGCATCTGGCGGTGCGGCCCGGGGAGCGCGTGGCGATCGAGGGCGCGCCGGGGATCTGGCGCGTCGATCGCTGGGCATTGGAAGCAATGGCGGTCACGCTCGATTGCGTCGCGGTCTCGCCTGCGGCCTTGCCCGTGGCGGCGAGCGGCGGGCGGGTGCTCGCGGCGCCCGACGTGACGCTGGGGAGCACGCGCATCCATGCATTCGAGCTGCCGATGCTCGACGACGCGCCCGCCGGCGCGCCGCGGCTCGCGATCGCGGCGGCCGGCACTGCGCCGGGCTGGCGAAGCGCGGCGCTGCTGACCAGCCTGGACGGCGGCGCGCATTGGGCGGCGGCGGGATCGACGGCGGCCCCGGCGATCCTGGGCGAAATCGCCGTGCCGCCGGGATCGGGGCCAGCAGCGATCGAGGATCGGCGAAACGCAATCGAGGTGGAGCTGGCGCATGACGAGATGGTGCTGGCCGATGCGGACACAGCGGCGCTCGACGCCGGGGCCAATCTGGCGATGGCGGGGGACGAGCTGCTTCAGTTCGGCCGGGCGGAGCCGCTGGGCGGGGCGCGCTGGCGGCTGAGCAGATTGTGGCGCGGGCGGCGCGGAACCGAAGCCGCGATCGGCACGCAGACCGCGGGGGACCGTTTCGTCCTGATCGACCCGGAGACGCTGGCGATGCGCGATCTGCCGTTGGCGGCGATCGGCGGCACCCTAAGCGTGCTGGCGCAGGGCGCGGGCGATGGCGTGGAGGGCGCCGAGGCCGAGGCCGCGATCTCCGGCACCGGGCTGGCGCCCCCTTCGCCCGTTCACGTCGCGGCTCGACAGGAGGCGAGCGGCGATACGCGCGTCACCTGGGTACGGCGCAGCAGGAGCGGCTGGCGCTGGATCGACGGGATGGACGCGCCGCTCGGCGAGGAGAGCGAGCGCTATCGCGTGACTATCGCCCCGGAGGGTGGGACGGCGCGCTTCGAAGAGGCGGCTTCCTCCGTATTTCTGCTTTCCGCAGCGGACCGCGCGACAGCCGTGGAGGTGACCGTCCAGCAAATCGGCACGCACGGGCTCTCGCGGGCCGCCACGCTGATACTTCCGGCATTTGGAGAAGGTTGATGACCGATATTACGACGCCCCGACTCGCCCTTCCGATGCTCGCGGCGGGACAGGCGCAAAAGGAGATGTCTCATAATGAAGCGCTGACGCGCGTCGATCTGGCGCTCAACGGCTTCGCGATGGCGGCCGGCGCCGAGACCCCGCCCGAGGCTCCGGAACCCGGCCAATGCTGGATTCTGGGCGGCGCTCCGGAAGGCGCGTGGGAGGGCCACCCGCACGAAGTGGCGGGGTGGACGGAAGGCGGGTGGCGCTTTCTAGACCCCTGTGCCGGAATGCGGCTGTGGCTGGGGGAAAGCGAAGGATTCGCGTTGTTTAGCGGAGGCGGCTGGGTGATCGGCAAGACCTTTGGACGCCTGTTCGTGGAGGGCCTGCAGATCGTCGGACCACAGGCCGAGGCAATCGCGGAACCAAGCGGGGGAGCAGTGGTTGATGCCGAAGCGCGGGCCGTTATCCTGGCCGTGCTGAATGCCATGCGCGAACATGGACTGGTCGCCTCCGGCTGA